AAAATACCAATGAGTAATATGGATAAAATTTGTTTTAGAGAGATATCACAGGAGGTACGAAAAGCAGAGGATGGCTCAAGAAAGATGACATTTATTGCATCGGATGAGTCAAGAGATGCTGCTCATACCGTGCTTAATATGTCTGGATGGGATCTCACAAGATTTAACAACAATGGTATCATCGGATACCAGCATAATGTATATGGCACATCAGCAGATGTGGAAAATCCAGATAATGTCATCGGAAAAGGCTTTGCCTATGTTGATGGTGGCAAGTTGATGGTAGATGTGGAGTTTGAGCCAGAGAGCATCAATCCTCTCGCTGAAAAGGTATATCAAAAGTTGCTTTTTGGCAGTCTCAAGGCAGTATCAGTAGGCTTTATGCCTGTAGGTAAAGGATCATGGGGCAAGGGAGAGGAATCAGTAGGAGGTACAAGGGAGACATACTACTATGCTGGACAGGAACTGCTTGAGGTATCAGTAGTCAATATACCATCCAATCCTAATGCCTTGAGGAGGTCATTTGATGCTGAGTTAAAGGAATTGAGGAATGAGGCTGAGCCTGTTGCTCCAGCAGTAGAGCCAGAGCCGATATCTGATCCTGAGGATAACTCAAGAGCCATCGCAGAGAGTAAAATCAAAATCGCAGAGGCAGCTCTGCTTTAATCATATTAATTAATGTTTAACAAAATTCTTATCTAACAATGAGAACAATCGCAGAAATTAGAAAAGACCTTGCTGCAAAGATCGCTGAATGCAAGACATTTGACGATGTAAAGAGTGAGGCATCAGTAAAGGCTTTTGGAGAGTTGGATGTATTGCAGAATGAACTTGCAGCAGCAAACAAGATCGAAGAGGCTGAGCAGAAGGCTGCCGAGAGAAAACTTGACAGGCTTGAGAGAGTAGAGGGCAGAAAGTTTAGCCTTGTAAAATTCTTTAACGAACTTGCAAGCCAGAGAGGACTGACAGGTCTTGAGGCACAGGTGGCAGAAATGGGAGCAGAGGAGTATCGTAGACTTGGTCTCTCATCACAGGGTGCAGTAATTCCATCAGCATACCTCCGTTCGGCTGCTGGTCAGAACTACGGAACAAATGGGGATGGTGGAAACCTTATTGAGACAATGGCATCAAAGTATGTTGAGTCTCTCAAGGAGAAACTTGTAGTATCAAAGATGGGTGCAACTGTACTTACTGATCTTGTAGGTAATGTACCTGTAATCTCTTCTAGCAACTTTATTGCTGGATGGGGCGCAGAGGCAGCAGTAGCATCAGTATCAAAGATTGCTTTCGCAAAGAACACTCTTACTCCACATCGTAACTATGTTGTAGGAGCAATCACAAAGGATCTTCTTCGCCAGACATCTCTTGATGTAGAGGCTCTCATCCTTGGTAAGTTGATGGATGCTCACGCAGAGGCAATTGACAAGGCTGCCATTGCTGGTACAGGCTCAAATGATCAGCCTACAGGTATCCTTAACAATGCATCAGTAGCAGTTATTGCTGGTGGCACAAACGGTGCAGCAATCTCTTGGGCAAATGTAGTTAAACTTGAGACATCAGTTAATGGTTACAATGCTAATAGAGGCAAGATGGCTTACCTCACTAATGCAAAGGTTATGGGCGCACTCAAGACAACTGAAAAGGCATCAAATACTGCTCGTTTCATTTATGAGGGTGATAACCTTAACGGTTATGCAGTAGATTGGACAAACCTTGTACCATCTAACCTTACAAAGGGTACTGCATCTGGAACTTGCTCTGCCATGATCTTCGGTAACTTTGAGGATCTCTACATCGGCGAATGGGGTGGACTTGATATTGTTGTGGACAATTTCAGCCTTGCAACATCAGCAGAGGTAAGATTTGTCCTCAATGCTTGGAATGATGTATTGGTAGCAGAGCCTAAGTCATTCGCAGTAATCAAGGATATCACAACTGCATAAATCCAGATAGACTATGATTGAGGATAGACAAATACTATACAATGTGCTGCCAATCAGCCTTGAGGCATACAAGCAGCATATAAGCATTACCACAAACGATATGGATGCAAGATTGAGAAAGACTCTTGACTCTGCCATCGTGTCGGCTGAGAGGTTTATAGGATGTGTCATTGCTCAGTCTAGATATACCTGTAGTTTTGATTTCAATAGCAGAATCACATTACCGATTTATCCTATCGTAGAGATCGAGTCGGTAATGGTTGATGGCATTCCTACTGATAATTACACTAGAGTTGGCAGAGTCATTTCGTTAAATGGCATTTCTGGCTCTAGTGTAACTATCATTTTCATTGCTGGTAAAAAGTACATTGAGCCAGATATCCGAGAGGCAATCTTTATGATGGCAGCATACTCATTTGCACATCCAATGGATGAGGTACATACTATGACTACTGCTGCCGAAATCAAACTGCGATCGTATCGCAGATGGGGAGACAATAAAGATGAGCAGTAGAGATATCAATATGGGAGACTTTGACCAATTGGTCAAGGTGCAATCCTGTACCATCACAACAGGATCCCAAGGAGCAAAGAAATATACTTTTACTGACCATTTGGATGTCTGGGCAAAGGTAGAATCCAATGCACAGGAAATGTCCAACAATAGCAATTGGGAGGAGAGCCAATACATTACCATTACCTGTTACAAGATACCGAATATCACTACCAGATGGAGAATCAAGGTAAATGGGATGCCATATGAGATTACATCCATTGATACGATAGAGAGGATTTCTCCGTACTGTATCATCAATCTAAAGGCTATAGATAAATAGTATGGTTAGGATAGAGGGAATCGATCAGGCTCTTAGGGCATTCCAGAATGCTCCAGAAAAGATGGATAAAATCCTCCTAACTGCTATGAGAGCAGCCTGTAAGCCTGTTGCAAAGGAGATTAGAGGAAATACTCCAAAAAGGTTTCAAAAGTTGGTCAAGTACAAAGTAAAGGCTACTCGCAGTAGTTGTGTGGAGGCTTGGATAGGACTTTTTAACAATAAGCAGCAGCAAGGCAGCCAGGGCAAGACAAAAGTAGATGATTGGTTTAAATTCTACTGGCAGAATTACGGAACATTAAATAATAGAGATCCTCGCCATCATTTTAAGAATCCTGTCAAGCATAGCAAGACAAAGGCTGCTAGGAACAGGAGAGGTAGTATGGGAATTGAGCCAAGAAATTTCTATCCATTTGATGGATACATACCACAAAATGTGGCATCTCAATATCTGCAAGAGTTGAAAGCATCATTAAAGAAACAAGAGGATAAGATATTATGATTACTGAAAATATAGGAAACAAACTGAATGAGATAATTTCTCCTATCGTGCCATTCTTTTTGAGTGAGGCAGAAACGAGCAATTATCCATTTTCAGTATATACGGCTGAGATTCAGCCATACTACAACAAAGATGGTATCTATCGTTATAGGGCATCAGTAGTAATCAATGTAGTGTCCAATGAATTTGATGAGGCTGATACCATTGCAAATGCAATCAATGCTGCCATTTTGGAGAATTCTACAGGCATTTTCAGCTCTGAACTACAATCTATCAATAAGGATTGCAGCGAGGGCATTTGGGCAATTAGTTTGAATTACATAATTAATCAAAGATAATATTATGGAGGGATATAACATATCATTGCAGATTGGCACTAAAACTCTGCTAGGCAGAACACAGGACGATCTCAACATTTCAGCAAACATCAAAGAATCTCTTACAAAGGATGATCAGGGTGCAAAGCAGTATGCAGTAACATCTCATACAGTAACATTTGCAGTTTCTGCCATCCTCAGTATCAATCCATCCACAGGTACACCAACTCAGTTGGATAGAGATGATGTAATTGCTATGGCATTAAAGACAGGATCAGAGGCTATTGTAGCAGTAAAGTATCTCTGCTCTGGTGGAGATACATATGGAGGAAATGCCATCATTACAGGCTATACTGAGTCATCATCATCATCAGCAGATGAGGATGCTACTATCAGCCTAAATCTCCAGATTTCTGGAGCATTCACAAAGCAGCAGAACTAAAAACATAGTCTATGGATTATCTGGAGATATCTGGAAAGAAATATAGAGTAGAGGCTAATTGGAATGCTATCACGGCATTCCTTTTAGCCGTTAATGCGAATGACTCAAAGAGCCTAGGCAATGCCTTGAATCTAAAGCCATCCGATTATCCTTATATGATGGCTGCCTGTATCAATGAGGGAGAGAGACTTGATGGCAAGGAATGTAACTTTGATGCTATCAAGATTGCAGAAATATGTGGCATCGGAGATATGATGCAATTCCTGTCCATTTTCAATAGACAGGCTTTCCCAGAGACCACCAAAGCCGACAAAAAAAAAGCAAAGTAGATAATGTCTCCTATCCCAGCATAGGACAACTCCGAGGCTATGCATTAGGACTGATGCATATGAGCCGACAGGAATTCTATGAGATGAGGATAGGAGAGTACTTTGAGGCATTGGATGCCTACAGGGAGGAGAAAACTGCTGACAGGCAGCATATCGGAGAATTGATCAGAGGCGCAACATTGAGACTCTGGAATCTACAGGTAAAGAAACAGTCTAGGATACAGGATCCTGTAAAATTCTGGCAGATGCCTTGGGATGATGTCATAGATGAGGCTGATGAGATAATCCGATTAAATGGATTGGATGATAACCAGAGGCAACAGGAGGTAAATAAATTCTTTGAAAAAATAAAGTAAGGTATGGCAGATGTAAACCTAAAAACGATATTTACTACTGATAATAGCAGTTTTGTCAAAGGGGCAAATGAGGTAAGAGATAATCTTAGAGACCTTGACAATGTAGGCAAGGATGCATTATCATCATTAGGAGATTTATTTGGAGTCAATGTTGATAAAATCCAAAAGATGGCTTCTGCTGCCGCTGGTCTTGGAGAGAAACTCTCAAAGGCTGGGGATGAGGGTACATCATCCTTTGCTAATATGCTCAAGGGCATTAATGGTGTTACGGTAGGATTGGCTGGCATCGGTATTGGTGCAGTAGTTACTGCATTTAAGGCTCTTAATGCAGAGGCTGAAACTTTTAGAACAACTGTTGCTGGAGCAAATCTGGAGATGGCAACTGCTGCATATATTGATACATATAAAATGGCTCTCCATGATCTCAATAATGGGATGGGGGAATCAGTAGCCAAAGGACAATCAAGTTGGAAAAAATTTTGGGGCAGCATAGGTGCAACATTTAGATATTCCTTGACCTCTGGAGCATTCACAGGACAGGAGCAACTTACTCAAAACTTTAATGAGGGAGTGGTAGAGTCTTTTGATAAGGCATCAAGGGCAGAGGACTATGCAAGCAATATCTTTAATCTCCAGAGAAAGCAGAAAGAGGATGCAGTAGAGATTGCAAAGATCGATGCCAAGATTGCTGAGTTAAGGTCAGAGATGATTGACCCAGAAATTAGCATTACTGATAGGCTGGCAAAGCAAAAGGAGGCTCTAGAGTTAGTGGGGCAAAAGTATCAAATGCAACTAGGCACACAGGAGGAGATACTCAAAAATATGCTATTGATGAATAGCGAAACCACAAACACATTAGAGGATACCGATGCAACATTGGCTGCCAAGCAACAAATAAGCCAATTGGAGAGACAACAGGCAGAGGAACAGAAAGCACTCATAAAGCAAGGTAAGGCTCTTACTGCCGAGGCTAACAAACAGGCTGCTGCAAGACAAAAGGAGGCAGAGGCTATTGCCAAATCCAAGGCATTGAGGGAGCAGTCTGGATTGATGGATTTTGATATGTCCATTAGTGATGATACCACAAAATATATCAATTCAGTAA